TTAGTATTGAGATCTGCAATTGCAGCAGTACCAGTACTGGTAATCCATCTAAGATTATTTTGTAGATCGTTGATTCTAATATCATTAGATAAGAATCCAGATTCAGAAATTTCTACTAAATCTCCAGGATTTGAATAAGGACTCTCTATAGAATTCTCTAATCCATAAAGAACACCAAATACTAATAAATTAACAGAATCAGAAGAAATATCAGCACCATAAGTAACAGATGTTCCTGCTGTGTATGATCCAGTACTTGTTCTATTCTTAATAATAAACTGATTTATATTTTTATCTTCAAATGTGAAGGTTTCATCGTCAATAATGAAAGTTCCTTTCTTACCCCAACCCATTGTTGAGAAAACATTAACTCTATCGCCAGTATTCAATGTTGCTGAAACATTACCTGTCAATTTGGTCTTTAATGCAATATCAAACTTACCATTAACACTTTTTTCTTCTAATACAATATCATATAATTCTTCACCATCATAAGTACCGCTATACTTTACATTATCAACAATAGCAGATGCATAATTACCATCTGTGTTTTGAGTAATATATTTCCCGATTAAATTATTTGGATCACCAGAAAGAATCTTTGCTCTTAATGCATAAACCTGTACCCAATTTGATTCTGAGGATTTTAATGTAAATTCTCTAGGATATGCAATCTCTGGTTCTGGATCATTATCAATTAAACATTTAAATAAGAATTTGATTGACTTGTCAGTTCCTTTTGATTGATAAAAGGAAGAGATATTCTTAATTAACGTTCTTTTATCAACACCTTCTTTCAAATATGATTCTGGAAAGTCTGCAAGGTATTGCTTCTCAAAGCTCTTTATAAGAGCATATAAAAATAGATTACTAATATTTTGTACTAATATCCCATTACCATGAGGACTTGCTTGTGTAGTAACAAAAGTACTAGATGTGTATAGATCTCCTAATGTGGTATTTCCACTAATACCACGGCTTACTTCTAAAAATTGTGTGTCTGTTCTCTCTGCATAGAAACAGATTTCCTCACCAATCTTGATATACCCACCATTCTTAGGGAATGATGTTGCATCCTCCACAGTAACAGTTTTATCTGTAGGACTAATATCCCCATCTAAAATAGTTGATTGCTTAAGTACATTCTTCTCATAGAAATCAATATCGCGATAAGTTTCTAGATTCGTGATGATGTCTGTAGACTGTCCCTGCAATTCCAATTGCTCATAATACTTTCTTATGAACTTACCAAAAAGTTCATAATCTTCATTTATGAAGTCTGGTAACTGGGACTCAATTAAGAATGAGATTTTATTAGCAGTCTTAAGCATCTACCACTACTCTTTGTATGCTACAAATGTACTTTTTGATATATCTACGTCTAGATAAACCTCACGTTTAACTTCAATATCTTTATTGGCAGGTTTCACTCTCAATTCAATCCGATTGTCCGAGAATGATCCTTTTAAGATCGTAAAGTTGTATAATATAGTTTCACCTTTATCATAATTAATCACTCCAACAGAATCATCTAGGAGAATTTTTTCTCCAGTCAAAGAATCTAGTCTATATAGGACAATTTTACCATCTCTGTCTTCCAAATAAGAGGTATATTCTGGATACTCAAAGACTGTCATACCAGTAGAAGAAAGAACAGGATTATCGCAATCTTTCAGGAACGCATTCTGATAACAAACCTCATAATAACTTGATGCGTTAATCTGAGCATAAAAATCCTTCCGTAATGTAATACTAGTATCATTAGAATTAATTGCACGATCTGATCCGTCAATTACCCCAATAAACTTACTATACCTAAACTTACCGTTATATTTCTCAGTTCCAGAAGTCTCTAAGTACTCCTGAATTGCAGTTGCCGCAGATGATGCTATCTGAGTTGGTAATGCATTAGTTTTCGTACCATCATAACTGATCTTACTATTAATCTCAACATAAAGAATAGAAGGATCAATAAATTCTGGTTTTATAGAAGCAACTGTATACTTCTTAAGTTTATCGTATAAGTCTTTCTTTGTTAATGCGGATAATGATGATGCTTGTGTTGGCTTCACTGAGATGAATACTTTACCATATGCTGGAGGTTCTTGATCCTCACCACCAAAAACAATGATATCACCAACTGCTGGATACAAAGTCCTTACAATAGCAGCATAATCATTCGTCGTAACCGCTCTATTCTGTGCTCCATATACCTTAGGAGCATTATACTTAATCTTCTCAATACTTTCAATTGCTGCACCACCAGATGCCTTACTGGATGGTGTGACAGATCCCACTGTAAATGGAACACTAACTGCTATTCCATCATCATCTTCCAATCTACCATTAAAGGTAAATGATTTTGCACCATTAGAGTCTGGTCCATTTGTTGTTATATAACTCATCTCAACAACTTGACCATCTTCTAATTTCTTTCCTAATACACCATCACCAAAGAAGATTTCATAGTTCTCGTCTTCAATTTCACTAATGAAGTATACTTTATCATCTGAACCAATATCTAACACTTCACCTGATTGGAATTCATCAAATATAGATGATTGTGCTGATTGATACACATTAATTGATAATGTATCCAAATCAGCAGATGAATTTTCAATTTTAAATCTTTGATTCTTTGCTGCACCATCAATAACAGTTTTTGTTTGAATGTATGCACCTTCATATACAGGTACATCAACAAAAGATGCAACACCATTAGAAACTTCTACTTTCATATCGTTCTTCAACACATAACGATACAAAGTGTTGTCATAATTAGTAACAAATCCCGTTCCTGCTTTAAAAACTACTGAAGCAGGTGCATTATTAACAAATGTAATGTTAAAACTAATAACCGCCTTTGGTGCGGTAACTGATTTTGGTGAATAACCTAATTGCTTTGCCAGAGACACTACATTGTCTCTAAGAGTCGCTGAATCTAAGAATAGTTCATTCACCACCATGTTGGTGTTAAACGCTGTATAATACGTATTATATGCTAATACGTCTATCATCTGACTTAAGGCAGATCCTTCAAAGTCATAATCAGTAAAATCTGTTTGTGCTCTCATGTATTCTTTGAGAGCTGTTTTGATTTCTATAAAATCTAAATTGTTTAACTGGGTATATGGCATTATCTCGTCCTTGTCAGGAAGAATTCTACTTGGATAGGTGTAACATCAGATCCTCTAATAATATAAGTCATCTCAACATCAAAACCATTATCATCATAATTTGGTATTACTTCAAGAGACTCAACCGAAATTCTAGGTTCAAATTCCGAGATTGTTCTGATAATACTGTTCCTAACAAGTCCTGCAGTACCATAATCCAGTTGTTCAAATAGATAACTTCTAATATTTGAACCATAATTTGGATTAAATAATCTTTCACCTTTATTAGTTAGTAACAAATTAACAATTGCTTGCTTAATAGCAGCATTATCTTTACTGACGACAACATCGTCAGTAATTGGATGTTTCTTAAAGGTGATATTAATATCTTTAAAAGATATATCAGAAGTTGCCATTAAGAGTATACGATGTCACTAGTTATTTAGTGACTTAATTCAACACTCTGTTGGTCCACCCCATCGTTCAATAAAGTCCTTATTCTGGTTTTTCAATTTACGTTGTTCGTTATAGCGCGTAAAATGACGTTCACTCTCAACTTCAGTAATCAGGGTCATACCACTTTCAATGAATACTTCACCTTTATCTACTGATCCATCTAAATGTGCAGGATGTGTCATTGTATTTTCTCCATTAATATTCATAGGTTTAATTCCCCACCACTATTTACTAGAATCGGCGCTTCGGCGGCGCCACGGATAATCATAGAGCTAACTTAGAAAATGAAATTATCATCAGAAAGGTTAACATAATAACCACATCCCATGATTTAGTTCTGACAAAATATGGGACACTGATTGTATCTGCAATTAGATGCATCATTGCCCCATAAAATGTACTTACATGTAATACCATAAAATAAGCAGTGATAACAAGGAATGACCCTATTATCCTGAATGTTGTGTCAAGTGTCATCTCACCAGTCTCACTTCCTTCCCTGACCTCTTCTCTTTTTTCTTACACCATTACGTGAAGTCGCAGCATACTTTGTATGCTTCCCAGATCCCTGACGAGTTTTCTTGGGTATGGACTCAATTGTATCTGCAGTGCCGTATGCACCTACTTTTGTTCTTGCCATGATTAACTCTTAGTACCAATGATTATTGTAGGATAGATTGTTAAACCTGTCAAGGGCCTAGGATTAGGTACTCCGCCTACGGCTTGTACTGCATCGCCACTGACAGGGACTAACACCTGATCCATGTATACGCCACGTACTGCTGGGTTCTGTACACCAGTTATACCTGTACGTACCAATGGTGGTGGTAATGGTGGTATTAGATTGTCCCACGTGCCCTGTACAGGCAACGGAGGTAG